CATCGGCACGCCGAAGGGCAAGAATGACTTCTGGGAGACGTACCACAACGCGCAGACTGATCCCAACTGGTTCTGCGCCATGCACAAGGCGAGCGAGACGCACATCCTCGACGATGAGGAATTGGCCGAGGCGCTGCGGACGATGGGCGAGGATCGGTACGCGCAGGAGTTCGAGTGCAGCTTTGAGGCTGCGATTCAGGGCGCGTACTACGGGACCGAGATGAAGCGCCTGACTGAGGACGGACGGATCGGGCGAGTTCCGTATGACCGCGCGCTCGGCGTCGTCACGGCGTGGGACTTGGGCGTCGGCGACAGCACGGCGATCTGGTTTGCGCAGGTGGTCGGCAGCGGTGCTGAGTTCCGCATCATCGACTATTACGAAAACTCAGGCGTCGGGCTCGACCACTATGCCCGAGTGCTGCAGGACAAGGGTTACATCTACGACTCGCACATCCTGCCGCATGACGTGCAGGTGAAGGAGTTAGGCACCGGCAAAAGCCGATTGGAGACGCTCGACGCACTCGGGATCAGGCCGGTCGAGGTTGCGCCGAAACTGATGATCGATGACGGCATTCAGGCCGTGCGTAGCATGCTCGACAAGTGCTACTTCGACGCCGAGCGTTGCGACCGTGGCATCGAGGCTTTGCGACAGTACCAGCGCGACTTCGACGAAAAGGGCAAGACGTGGCGCGGAAGGCCCAAGCATGACTGGACTTCCCACGGCGCAGATGCGATGCGATACTTGGCGGTAGGTTATCGACCAACGGCTACCAACTGGGGTGAGCCGATCAGGCGAGGATTGCGGGGGATTGCTTGATGAAAGTGCTGGGCTTACTTGGACAAAAAACAGACGAAGGCTTGAGTGGTCTGGGTAGGCTTTGGGATGAGTTGACTGGCGGAATCTCTGAAAAGACTGCAGCACTGCGTGCTGAAGGTGAAGCACTTAAACCTCAAACCGGATCGCTTGGCGAAGGAACTGGTACGGCTCGCGACTACCTAAGCCCGCCAAAGCAAACCGAACTGGATCGGTTGGTGTCGCAAAGGATTCAACTGCTTGGCATGAAGGGACAGGGCTATTCGCCCGAATACGCATCCGGCTTGCTCAAGTTTGGCGAAGAAGGCATGACGCAGGAAGCACGCATGGCGCGTGCTGCCGAGCAAGGCTTTGAGGGTCCGTTCTATCGTTGGACCGAAGGCGGTCAAGGCCGTGTTGTTCGCACACCAGAATCAGACAAGGGCTTGAAGTTCGGCCCGGCAGGATACGCATCTCCGCAGCCTGAATACGGCGCTCGATACGTCGATCCATCAAAGGCGAACGTGCAGCAGCTTATGGCGCGTGGTCCATTGGCTGATCTCAATGAAGTCGACAGAGTAAGCCAAAGCTTGATTGCCCAGCGCAAAGAAGCTGGGTTGCCGCAATGGCCGGGACACCAGCAGCATTGGGCAGAGATGCAAGATGCGCTGAAAGCCGAAGGTTATCGTGGCGTGCGTTACGGCGACAAAGAAGTCGCATCGTTTGAGCCTGAAATCAACATGCGCTCTACCAGTGCGACGTTTGATCCGGCGAGCAAAGGCGGATTACTAGGCGGCGTTGGCGGTGCTACTGTGATCGGCGGTCTGCTTGCAGGTCCGCAAGAAGCCGAGGCTGGTGCAGGTAGCAAGATCCTTGGGCAGATTAGTGACATTGGATTCTTTAGTCCGCTGGAGCGCGCCGTAGGTGGTTTGTCTCAGCAGAAAGGCACTGGCGATCAGATGTTGGCCATGATCCAAAAGCAAGCTGGCGTGAAACCTGAAGAAGTTCAGTGGACTGGCTTGGGCGATTTCTTAACCGGCAAGCCGTCTGTTACCAAGGGCGAGATTGAAGATTATCTGATCAACAATCGAGTGGAGTTGCAGGAAGTAAAGCTACAGGCTCCGGCGATAAATCTGGAAAGCCCGTATGCGACGCCAGAAGTGCGCAGGATTCTTGAGCAGCATCAAGGCCAAGCGCCTGATGCAATTCAGTTGGCGCTAACAAACGATTACGACGCATACAAATCACTGGAGCGCGTCAATCCAAATCTAGTCAATCTGGACGATTGGGAAGATGTCGTACTGAATGACGTGCTCAATGTGCAAATGCCGTATCAAACGGCAGATGAATGGCAAGGCGCGATTCGTACTGCTGAACAAGCTGGCGATTTCAATACCGCAGAACAGCTAACCCGCGCATGGGAAGCCAATGAAGGGCTTGGTCCGGCAGGACTTCCAAAGTTTGGTCAATACACCACTCCGGGCGGCAGCAACTATCGTGAGTTGTTGATGACGTTGCCAAAACAAAAGGCAGTTCAGCCAGCAGAATCTACAAGCGGATGGACGGTGGAAACGGTAAGCGAAAATCCATACGTCGGCCAAAGACAAATTGTTATTCGCGATGCAAGCGGAAACATTAGGGGACAGCGTTCTGGGTTTAGAGGAACAGATCAAGAGGCGATTGATAATACCGTTTCAGCTATGGCTAATCAGCGGACAAAAGAAGCCGAAGCAGCACTAAACTTCCGCTCATCCCACTACGACCAGCCCAACATCCTCGCGCACACTCGCGTCAAAGACTACACGCAAGACGGCCAGAAGATTCTTCACGTCGAAGAAGTGCAGTCAGATTGGCATCAGGCTGGACGGAAGAAGGGGTATTTTGGCGAAAACGAACGTAAAGCGAAAGAAATATCGGCAGAATGGAAAAAGGTGGAAGATGAACTTGCGCCTCTTCAACGTAGATTGCGTGATTTAGAAGGCGCTTACAACGCATCAGCTTATTCCGATGAAATAGCATCACTAAAAAACAAAATTGCCCCGTTGATGCAAAAAAATGATGAATACAAAAGAATGCTTGACGAGCTTTCTCCGAATTATGGGGCTGTACCAGACGCCCCGTTCAAAAAGAACTGGCACGAATTGATGACTCGCCGCATCCTTCAGGAAGCTGCAGATAAGGGCTATAGCCGCGTGACATTCACGACCGGGCGGACGCAGGCGGATCGGTATGATTTGGGCAAGCAGGTAGAAGCAATTTATTACGATAAAAAGCATGGGAAATTAACGGCGTATGACCATGATGCCTATCAAGTAATAAATGAGACTGTTCCAGAAGAAAAAATAGCCGATTATATTGGTAAGGAGGCAGCAGAAAAGCTAATGCGTCCTGAGTATACGATTAAGTCGCGCGACCATGTTCAGGAACTATCAGGCCAAAATCTTCGTATTGGCGGCGAAGGCATGAAAGGCTTTTACGACAACATGATGGTCAAAGCCTTCAACAAGGAAGGCAAGAAATATGGCGTAAAAGTCGAGCCGTACACGCTAAAGACAGGCAAGAATGGCGAGCAAGTTTGGTCGATGGAGATCCCGCCGGAAATGCGAGCCAAGCGAAAGGCAGAAGGCTCTCCGATGTTTGCAGCCGCTCCATTTAGTCTTCTTGGCGCAGGCGCAATGGCTCCGGACAAAGACGCGCAAGCAGCCATGATTGCCGAGAATATTCGCCAGACTCCGCTTTCGGCGTTTGATTTGAATGCAAAACCGCAGGCAGAAATGCGCGCTCCGCGTTATGGAGTGCTTGCAGATATTGCTGGCGCATTTGAATCAGGGTCTAGAAATGATTTACTTGGATCTGGCGAATCTGCCGCAAGAGTCGCAAATGCGCTAGCCTATGGACAAAGACCGGGCATTCTCGATACGATCATCGGATCTTTTGAGGCAGTGGATCCAATTACATGGACCTCTCTGCTTGGCGCCATGACTAAAGGACGCTAAATGGCAATCACAAACTACAGCAATTTGCAGACCACCATCGCGGACTTTCTCAACCGCGACGATTTGACGTCTGTAATTCCGGTTTTCATCCAGTTGGCTGAATCCCAGATGAATCGGGACATTCGCCATTGGAAGATGGAAACCCGGTCAAGCGGTCAGCAAACTGCTGGCGACCAGTACATGCAGATTCCGGCTGATTGGCTGGAGACGATTAGATTCCATGTGACAGGAAGCGGCACAAGTCCGCTGGACCTGATTTCACGCGCTGCGATGCAGGACAAGCGTGCTGGCGCAGAAGACACTTCCGGAACGCCTCGCTACTACTGCCACGCAGACAGCCAATTTGAACTATATCCGACCCCAAACGCGGATACCGATGTTGAATTGCTGTATGTGGCCAAGATTCCGGATCTGGCGACGAATTCCACGAACTGGCTGCTCGAAGATGCGCCAGATGCGTACCTGTATGGCTCTCTCTTGCATTCATCACCATATTTGCAGGAAGATGCTCGCGTGGCCGTCTGGGCGCAGATGTATTCTGCGTCGGTGGCCAGATTAAATGAAGCGTCCGAAAAGGCGCGTTACTCTGGCTCCGGCCTGACACTCAAAGTAAGGGGATTGGGATGAGTTTTTCCAACTATCTTGAAACAAAGATTCTTGACCATGTATTTGGCGGTACTGCCTACACCGCTCCGGGTACTTTGTATCTGGCGCTGTTCACCGCAGTTTCTAGCGGCGAAACTGGCTCTGTAACCGAAGTTTCTGGTACTGCCTACACCCGTAAGAGCGTAGCATTCACCACTTCTGGCGACACCACCAGCAACACCGCAGCGGTCGAATTTGATACCGCAGGCTCCAACTGGGGGACGGTTACTCATGTAGGCATTTACGATGCTTCTTCTGCTGGCAACCTGATGGCATACGCCGCCTTGTCTAGCAGCAAGACCATCGAATCTGGTGATGTTTTCCGTGTACCTGCGGGTGATCTCGACATCACGCTGAACTAATCTCTGACGCGAGGGGCCGATCATGGCGCTAGTAATTAAGGATCGCGTCAAGGAGACAACGACTACCACAGGTACTGGCACGCTAACGCTTGCTGGTGCTGCTAGTGGTTTTCAGGCGTTCTCTGCGATTGGCGATGGAAACACGACCTACTATGCCATCACTGACCAAGCCACTGGCGATTGGGAAGTAGGCATTGGTACATACACGGCTTCAGGAACAACCCTGTCGCGTGACACCATCCTCGCGTCAAGTAATGCTGGATCTGCGGTAAATCTTTCTGCTGGAATCAAAAACGCATTTGCGACATATCCAGCCGGGAAAGCCGCATTTTTTGACGATATTCCGACCAACAACAACCAGTTGACCAACGGCGCTGGATACATTACCGGCAACCAGACCATCACCCTGTCCGGGGATGTTTCTGGGTCAGGTACGACCAGCATCGCTGTAACTGTCGCTGACGATTCACATAACCATGTGATCTCAAATGTTGACGGCCTACAGACCGCGTTGGATGCCAAACAAGCTGCCGCAACCGCGCTGACTACCAGTACGACCTTTGGCGGCGATGTTTCTGGCACTTACAACTCGATTGCTGTTACGAATGACAGTCACAGCCACACAGGCTCAACCCTGTCGGGGATTGCGGTAAGCAATCTGGATGGTGCAGCAGTACAAACAAGCGCAGAAGCATTTGCTGATGTAGATACTGCGCTGATGACTGCTGCGGCGATTGAAGATCGCATTACCGGAAAGGGTTATCTGACCGGAAACCAGACGATTACCTTGTCTGGTGATGCTTCAGGTTCAGGCACAACTTCGATTGCCGTGACTGTTGCAAACGACAGTCACACGCACGACACCCGGTACTACACCGAAACTGAAATTGGCAACTTTTTCAGCGGCACTACTGCGATCACCGGATACAGCAAAAGCAACTGGGACACCGCATACGGCTGGGGCAACCATGCTTCTGCTGGCTACCTGACAGGCAACCAGACGATCACGCTGTCTGGTGACGCTACCGGATCAGGCACGACCTCAATCACCGTGACGGTGGCTGACGATAGCCATAACCACATCATCAGCAATGTCGATGGTTTGCAGACTGCGTTGGACGGTAAGCAGCCGCTGGATGCGGATCTGACTGCAATTGGCGCATTAGCTAAGACTGACGGTAATTTTATCGTTGGCAATGGCACTACATGGGTTGCTGAATCCGGCGCAACGGCTCGCACAAGCCTTGGTCTTGGCGCGCTTGCCACTTTGTCCAGCGTCAATGCTGCAACCATTACGGACAACAGCGTAGGCGCAGCAGAACTGAATGTTTCTGGCAACGGCACAACTTCTCAATTCCTGCGCTCAGATGGTGACGGCACATTTACTTGGGCAACACCGACCGACACAAACACGACTTATAGCGCCGGAACTGGCCTAACACTAAGCACAACAACATTCTCCGTAAATTACGGCACGACAGCAGGAACTGCTTGTCAGGGTAACGATTCGCGTTTGAGCAATA